TGTGTTCGCCTGCGGACATACTCTTAATAAAGAAAAAAGACGCCTATTGGCGTCCTTTTCTTTATGGTGGAGATGACCCGTGTGTAACCTTGTCATTTACGGCAACCCGAAAGGAAATCCTATCGGCATAAAAAGGGTGGTATATGACAAGAGTTTTGTTCGTGTCAGCAATTGAAATTTAAAATAAATACTTTTTATGTTTTGTAATCTTCTTGTATTTTTTTTGCTTGATTCAAAAAAGCATCTCTCTGTTTTTTTTCTTCATTAAGTGTATTTAATAAATTGTTAACTTCGTCGTCTTTATAGTATTTACAAAGTAATTTTTTTATCGAGTCCCCAGTATCATTTTCAAGTAAAGATTCAAATAATGTTCGTGAACCTATTAAACTAATTTTTTCATTTAATAATATTCCTAATTTCTTAATTGCTATTTTCTTGAGACCCTTTTTGTAATCACATAGTATATTATAAAATTGTAATATCTGAAAACAATCGCGGTATTCTTTACGATAACGATTCGTAATGATTTTGCATTTACATTTAAAATAGTGATTACTATAAAAATAATATTGAACAGCATGCAGTAAAATATCTCTATCCATATACTTGTTTGAAAAAGTTATTTGTTGTAATTTAAAAAACAATTGATACAGCGAGAAAAGATTATTAGCCATATATGAAATATTTGGATTAGCTGGCCTAAAAATCAGTCCCCCAATTGGAATTGAAGAATTGCTCTTTAGATCATATGTAAAAAGTAAAGTTCTTATTTTTTCTAATAAAATAATTTCACTTGCACTTAAATAATTATTAAAAACAAGTAATCGGTCAATATCATATGATATTTTATTTGCATTTGAAAGAAGTTTATCACCTATTGGAATAAGAATACAGGCATTTTTATCATATTGGTATGAAGTGTTTAGGCACTTGTTTTGTAATCCTGTAAATATGTCATCTTTTGATATAGTCCCATTTATAATTTCTTTTTGAAAAAATGATGGTGAGTATATATTATGCCTAAAAATCAAATCAAAATATGAAAATAGATTTGAGCAAATTGTTTTAATGGAATATTCTATTTTTGGTCTTATTTTAAGATAGCGATATTTTGCAGGTAATAAATTGAATATTAACCAAAATATAACTGCAGAAATTAAAGAAAGGGCAATCGGAATTATTACATCTTTGAAAGTGTTAATATTTTGATTTTGAATGTAATTCTCAATCTTTTGAACCAAAATAATACATCCCCCTTCTACGACAATGTTATTAGTTTATTCTAATTACTAATTATTGTCAATCTTCAAAACAGTAAAAAATGCCCACTGGAACAATCCAGTGGGCAGATGCTATCCCCAAAGCCCGGATGAGAGAAGGACTTTTAGGTGGTTGCCTGATTAAATTTTCTTGTTAGGAACATACTCAAGAATATCGGAAAGCGGGCAATTTAATGCCTCACAAATTTTGTCCAGTTGTTCCAGCCCGACCCTCGCAGCCATTTCATTATAAAGGTCGCTAATTGTCGTCGGCCTTATGCCGGTCATGCGTGCTAAAGTTGCCTGAGTCATTCGTTCCTCGCCTAATTTTTTCGATAATTTAACTCTGATCATACGAGAGAAACCCCTTTAATACTATTTTAACATTGCCTAAATTTTCCCGCATGATTTTGTTACATTATAACGGTATATGTTATAAGTCCAGAAACAAAAAATAAGCCCGCCGGAAATTAATCCTGCGGGTTCCTTTTATGTCCGAGCCGCTCCATACGTTCGTCAATTGCCGTTACGATAAAATCGTTTAAACTTTCTCCTTGTGCGTCTGCCGCCGCCTGTATTTCGGCTTTGCGGCCCTTTGGGACGAAAGGGTAAAGACGGTCATATGCTTTTGCCACATATTTATTCTGAGCGCGTGTCTTAGCTTTCCCCATGATACCACCTCAATGAAATGATAACATAATTTATATCGTTACGCAACTATATATTTTATACAATATCGTTGCGTAATGTTTGGTTATTGTGCGTCTTGAATATCGTTGCGTAACGATATATAATAAACTCAAGAAATAAGGGAACGGCAAAAGGAGAAATGAATATGTGGTCTGAAGGATTTATTGACGGGTACAAATTCTACTGCAAGCACTACGATGAAGGTTCCAAATTTGGAATTGACGGCGGTCGGATTTCAAAACTTTCCATTCGAAAAGATGGCATTGAAGTAGTATCATACGAACGCGGTTGGGACAAAAAGTCAAAGGCAGAAGCCGATAAGGCCGTATTTAAAAAAATATGCGAAAAATTTAATTGAAGGAGCTGCCATTATGAAAAGACGCAAAGACGGTACAGTCTACATGGAATTCAATCAGGCCAGTTGGGATAAGGGATACACGATGCGCTCGAATATCAATCCCGACTGTGTCAAGGCATTGAAGCGCTGGAATAAGGAATCCGGTAGGAAAATTGCAAAAGCCATTAGAGTGGGAGACTGTAAAGCGATTATCAGAGAAATGTCAAATGCTAAAAGTCGCAACCGGCAAATCAGAGAAATGTCAGAGTACCATGATAAAATCGTCTATGATGCAACCGGGGCAGAAGTTTTCTGGTGGGATTATAAAGAACGGAAAATGTATGAACTCGAACGTTAAGCAATTGGCTGCGCTATCGGCTGGACGGGCAGAAAGGAAGTCCTTATGAAAGTTAAAGATATTGCGTCGATTACAGTTGCCCCGATGGAGATTGTTCGCTATAAGGATGATGGTAAACCTGAAAGTATCTACTCAATTTATGGGCCGTCCGATATAAAGGCTATGCCTGCTGAAATTACTTTCCTTGACGTTGATTCTATTGACCAAGGGCGTGAAGCCATCATTATCACGGTATAATACCATGTACGGGCTATAAAAAATCAGGGCACCCGGAGTTAACCGGATGCCCTGAAATCATGTAAAAATAGGTTTATTCTCGCACCTAACTATTTCGCGTCCGTGGTGTCGGGCGCGACCGCCCCGCCCTCTGCCTGAGTGGCTGGCTGAGATGTGGAATCTGCCGAGGTGGTTTTATCCGTATGCGTTTTCGGAAGAGCGAGAACCAGCAGCGGAATCACTGTGCTTATCAGTTTGTCAATCTGCTCTGTATCCTCAATACCATCAAGTGCAAGAGCCGATTTAATCAAGCTAGTTGCTTCTGCCGTCCTGGTATCCTTTTCGGCTGTACCTGCATCCAATGCCGCTTTGTATGTAGCTTCTACCCGCGTCACTGCCTGTTGGGCATATGTCAGTACCTTGCAGATCACCGTACCGGTGATTCCGGGCAAAAATGGCTTGATCGCAGTAGCCACCGATTGGGCATAACCAAGGCCGGTTAATACCTTTTCCATCGTTTCAACCGCATGCTTTTTGTTGCCGAATTTTACGGCTGTCACGGAAACGCCCGCAAAGATAACGGCCATGCCTGCGATGATAAGAACCGTCTGTATATTCTGGTCCATGAATATATTCTTCTTTCCTACCGGTGTACCCGGCTTTAATTTTTTGTATCTGCGTGAGATTCGGATTGCCTTTTTATCGCCGCAAAGGCGTTCTTGACCGCTTCCGGCATAGGAACGCCGATGATTCCCAAATTCTCCACAATGGAGAAGCCTTCGTTAGCGATGAAAAACATAATTACCGCTGTCCGAACATAGCCGCTGTCGTGAAGCAGCAAATCCAATTTGACCGCTATGAAAACAATAATGAGGACGCTGAATTTTCGGATTAATCCCTTGAGACTTGCATGAGATTCAAAACGGCCGTCCTCTGATTTCTGCGATTTGTGCCATACCAAAGCGATTAGAATACCGAGTATATAATCAATTGCCATGAACGCGATCAAGGTCTGTAATGAATTATCCCACCCGCCTAATGCTTGCACCGCCCAAGCTCCCACCGCAGACATAGCCGCCAGCACGGAAAAGTATAAAGGTCTTGCATTTGTCAATTGAAGCACCTCGCTATGCAACCTCGGCAATGAACTGCCGGGGACCGCCGTTGATGTAAATTCCGGCCTTTTCTCCGGATTTTCCAATCGGCACGAACCAGAAGTAATGCTTTTCTCCGTCATCATATCTGTGCAGTACGGTCATGATGTCGGGGGTTCCGGCCACCACTTTCGGAGTTTCTTTACAGGTGATCTGTGCCTGATAAGCCGCCCCTCTTGCAATTTTCACCGTCGTTGACGTATCACAAGTATAGTCAACAGTGATGGAAAAATCCTTGAAGCAGATATCCAGATCAACATGTCCGGAAATCCCAGGGACAGTCCCGGTGCTGCCCGTCTGCTGGATTGCGCACGGAATGTCCGGTCCGCCGCTGTAGTCGGCCAGCCATACGGGCCACGCAGACAATGTTGCGGCAGAAAAAATATTGCGGCGGTAGTCGTTATTTGTATACAGCGCAGTTGTCCATCCGTCCGCTTTTGCCGCTCCAAGGAAAGTATTCACCATATTGTTTATCAGCGTGTTCGACGGAGCGGTGCCATGTTTCTTGCGGTAATAACGATAGCTATCATATTCGTAGTCCGACGCGATAAAAAATATTTTTTCCTTATAAGGCGAGATGACTGTCCTGCAGGTTTCCCATTCTTTCTTTGCGTCTGCCACAGAATCGGAATAGCTGAACCAATATACAGCTACCCTTAATCCGGCCGCCAGCGCACCTTTAATATTGGCAATAAATTGTGTGTCTGTTTGGCTGACATCATTTCCATACCCAGCACGGAGCACAGCTCCTCTGATGCCTGACGCAGCGACTTTCAGCCAATCAATTACGCCGTTGTGGGAAGATACGTCAATCCATTTTTCACTCATTTCAGATACCCCGCTTCCTGAAGCATTGTTTTTTCTTCCGCAATATCATCCACATACTCCCGCTGAACTTGTTTAGCTGCTTCGGCTGAAATATCCTCTGCTTCTGCAACCTGTTCCGGCGTTTCGCCGTAGGCAAACGCCTTAATTACCTCGTTGATTTTTTGATTTATCACAATAAATTCCTCCATTTTTCTCATCCGCTTTGGCTTTTTCTTATCGGTCAAATTCTTTTGTGTAACCACCTCCGAAATGGCATTAAAAAAGCTCCATGCCATATGGCACAGAGCTGTATAAATTAAAAATATTAGTCTGGATGTTCCTTTTGAACCAGCACATAATCCTTCAGGATCTTGCTTTTGAGCCGGTAGCTGTCACAGTGTGACATCAATCCCAAATAGCTTGTTAAAACCTCGTTTGCTTTTTCAAGAGAAATTTTTCCTTTTGAATACTGCTCACGGACGTGATTCAAGCGACGTTTCATTCTCAGTGCTGTACTTTTTCTAAGTTTGATATGGTCTACCCATACCCGATACCCACAGAATTCAATTCCCAGAGAGCATGGTCGGATTGCCGTTTTGTTGTTCAGTTCCAGCTTCAACTTCTCGTTTAGGAACTGCTCCACCAGTCTTTTATATTCGTGAAGCCTTTCCTTGCTTTCGCTGAGAATCAACATGTCGTCCATATACCTCATGTAGCACCGGATCCGTAGTTTCCTCTTACAGTACTGGTCGACTTCGTTCATATAGATGTTGGCCATCATCTGGCTGGTCAGATTCCCGATTGGCATTCCAACATCATACAGGCGCGTCGATTCTGCAACCGGAATTTTGCCAAGCGGCAACCCGAACGCCGTATCTTCGCTGTTGATGATTGTATCAAACAGCCACATTACCTTCGGGTCAGCTATCTTCCTCGAAATGATTTTCAGAATCGCTTCGTGTGAAATTCTGTAGAAGAACTTGGCTACATCCATTTTAAGGTAGTAGTATTTTTGCGGCCGCTTTTGAGCAAGTTTCAACCAATACTGAATCTTTTTCACCGCGCTTTGCGTTCCCCTGCCGTCGATACTGGCATAGCTGTCACTAATGTATCCTCTTGCAAATATAGGGTTAATCACACGAAAAACAGCCCATTGAACCACCCGGTCGCGAAACGGAAGTGCCATAATCAAACGCTTTTTCGGTTCATATACATAGAATTCCCGATAATGTCCGACACGGTACGTTTGCCAGATCAGATCATTTTGAATTGAAATAAGGTTAGCTTCAAGATTCGCGGTGAAAGCAAGAACCTCATTACGGTACCGTTTGCACTTTCGTGCGCAAAGGTACGCCTGATAGAGATTTTCAAAGTCATAGATTTTCTCATAAAGGTTTTTGTATGTTTTCACCGCGCTGCACCTCAAAGCCGCTGCGCTTTACTGCTGTCGCCACATCAGACTACCCGCGATATTCGCAGCCATTTTTATTTTTTGCCTTCCGGCATGGGAGCAGGCCCCTTTATCCTCTCTGTACTGTCCGCGAACCCATAAGTTTGCGGCATCTGACCACAAGAGTAAAGCCGCGCGGAAGCCCAAATTCGTGTTCGACGTCGTCCGAGAATTGTTAAGATTCAGGTAGAAAGACCCGGCGTTCGACCCGTTGCCATAATTGCCGCCGCGATTGGAAACTATCGGCTTGCCCCCGAGGCTCTGACGGATTTTAACCAACCGCCGAGAAGCCTCCCGATTTCCGTGACTTTTCCCGCCCATATTTCATACTTTTTAGGCGGCAGGAATTTCAGGTCACGGGAAAGGCGAATGTAGTATTTCAGGATTGTGACATCAACATCCAGTTCCTGAAGCGTCGTTTTCTTGTAATACTTTTTTGAGGCTTCAACTTCACGTTCCAGAATCCGATGCATGCACTGTTTGATATCCGCTGCCAGCGCGAATTTTTCAGACTTGGGATATTGAGCCAGCGCGCCGTAGGCGTACCGAATCATATCATAAGTCTTATTGAGTAAAATCAATTCCTGAATTTCCATGCACCCTCTCTAATTCCGTTACATTGTAACACTTTACTTTTCCTATTGCTGTGATTTGTTAGATTGTAACTCATAATGTTATTATTAAAAATTTACACCCGGCTATCGCCGGGTGAGCAGATTGCAGTATCCAGTATTCAGATTTCAAAAGCCGCGCGGAAGCCCAAATTCGTGCTCGACGTCGTCCGAGAATTGTCAAGATACAGGTAGAAAGACCCGGCGTTCGACCCGCCGCCATAATTGCCGCCGCGAAAGGAAACATAATCTGTGTTGGCCGACGTTCCTTCGTACTGATAATCCATTCCAAATTCACTCCGACCAGTACCGTCCATCGCTTTTGCAATACCATGTTTGGCAATCTTCGGATCCGGATTTAAGGCGGTAACATAATGCTCATCTGAGCTATCAGGCATTTGAATTCCAGTATCCATTTCATCCACGTACAAATAACCTTTGCCTGTGCTTCCGACCTTCAGCTTCAGACCTGCCGTCCATTCATAGACATTTCCGTTCAAATCATAAATCCCATTTGTGCGGCCGGTGTGTGTGGTAAGATTCTGACCAGTCAGCCAGCCGGTCTTTTTGCCGGTGCCGGTGAGCGCTCTCGAAGATACCGTTGGGTCTGCCGTAAAAGTTATGCCCGTGTCATCAACATCTTTCAGCGAGCTGTTGTTTCCGAATGGTTCCCAGCGATTGCTGCCAAAGCGGTCTGGGCCGAGGAGCATTGCGTAAACGGCCAATGAAAACCATTCTTCATCACGAATCATACGGTTTGAAAAGTCTTTTCCTACTACTGTGTCAGTTGCCGCACATGCTGCCATAGCCGATTCAAAATTTATACTTGTCCACGGAATTACTCCCCGTTTGGAGATAGCTATGCTACTTGAACCTTCCTCGGCTGATGTTGCGTCTGCGTGCGCCATCTGATATTTTGCACCGTAGAATGGGTGAAACAGTACTGTATTGTAATCAATACCATTTTCTCCGCTGGACGGTCTGTGACGGACCCAAAAGCCGACTGGGCGCGCGCTGTACCCGCAGTTCGACGGTTTGACCAGTTGATAGGCGCGGAATCCCGGCTGATAGGCCCATGTGGATGCGCCAAGCTGAAAATCATGTACTTCAAGCGACTGATCACAAAACTGCACCGCTGTCCCAGACGCATACCCGCCACTCGGTGCTCCCGGATAAATCGTGACGGAAATTTTGTTACCCGCAGCGGACCCGCCGACCGCAACCAGATGATAGTTGCCTCCAATTTTAATCATGCAGTTGCTGTTGATACTTCCGGTTAATGTACCTGTACCGTGAATACTGATTGACTGCCCGCCCTCCGTAACAGAATCAATTGCTAAGCCTGTGAATCTGGAAAGTGTGTGTGGCACATCTTTCCAATGCATACGTTGCCAAAGAGATGAAAATGTTTCAACATCATCGCTGTTTAAGGTGAAATTCTCGACCGGAAGTTCCGGAGTAGTCTGCTGATTTGGATTCATCAAAATCATTCGGATTTCACCGCCTTTAAAACCATAATATTGGTCTTGCCGTCACTAATGCTGATGGAGCAAACCCAATAGTTCTCGTTGTTTGGAAATTTTTTTAGGCTTGCCTCTTTGTCCTTTGCCACAAACACATAGCCGTTAGGCGTGAGGTATACCGTGCCGTCTACGGCATCGAACGACGAAGCGGCCATTTGATAAGTATTGCCGGCCACTGTTACTTCTGCGGCCGGCAATGTGATTTTCCCATCCTTTTCTTCCGGGACAATGTCCCAGGAAAGGCCCGGATAGTTTCCTTCAACTGTCGAAATCACTGCGAAGCCTCCTTTTAAACTTTATAATATTTAACCGCTGTCAAGCAAAAATCCCCCGGATGCGTATCCGCGTCGTTGCTGCCAAGCCGCCTAATTTTGACGCGCAGAGTATGGTTGTCACCAGCCGGAATGGCAGATAGCAGAATAGGGTTTGTAAAAGAAATTTTGTGAATCTGCTTATCGGATGCCGCAGAAATCGTTTCCGCATCGAGCCAAGTAAATGCTGCACCATCGAAACTATATCCGAGCTGCAAGCAAAGTGTTTTCCCCGGTTCCTCAATGCTCATGTAGTATTCGAGTGATACTGGGATGTCAGTACGCTGTGCCCAATCTGTCTCGAGTAGTAGGACGTGTTCTGAACCGTGCGTAAACGACGCCGCGGGGATTCCGTCTGAGTTACTGGTCTGCACAGGGGATGTTATATTATCATCGCTATACCCGTACACCGAAAATTTGTTTAGTGACTGCGCATCCACATAAGATTTTGGCGCTAAAATGGTCTGCATAAAATTCCTCCTCTATATTACATTTTTAGCGACAAATTCAAGTTTGCCGCCAACGGATTCCAGAGATATGATTCCGGTTCCGTCGTCTTCGTTAGTTGCCACTACCTCACCGAACTCGTTGAACTTAACCGGAAACTCAAGCTCAGCCGTGACTCGATCTTCGTTGATTTTGATTGGTACGGACCCCGTTCCGCTGCCAGAATTTTTGACGGAAATGGTGCCGTCTTCATTAACAGTAAAATCTTTTGACAATTTTACCACCCCCAATGCTTCCGTACTTGCAACAGGCAATTGGTCGGTTACGACTTTCCCATCTTTCAAATCGGCTTTTGAAATCAAGTCCTGCTTTGTGGCCAGAATAATTGTAGGATCCATTTTTAGGTTGATTACATCGGTATTGGATACTGCAATTTGTTGCTTTAAGATCATCTCCGATGCCGTACCGTCGGCAATGACGACCTTGTTCGTATCGGGTACGTTGGAAATTGCAATTAACTGATTTAAGGAGTTAAACAGACCCGTTTCCCGGATCGTAAATCCTCCAACATCCGATGTGATTACTCCGGTTACTTCAATTATGTTTGATGATTGAAGTTTTATGCTGCTGACGTTTCCACGCCACACCTCATGTTTTAGGGCTTCCGCATCGCTCGCCGGCTGATAATAGGCTCCGCCTCCGTCCCCGACTGCAACATACTGAATATCGACTTTTCTGCCAAGCGCCGCAGCGTTCGCCACGGCCGCCACTCCAACATCTGTCAAGATTGAATAATATTTGTTGGCCATGTTTACATTTCACTTCCTTTCGAATTAATCATGATTTTATGTGAAATAAAGCAGCCGCTGCCTGAATGCAATTTTGCGACTGTTTCAAGTCTTCCCGCTGTATATGGGTATATGGTAATCGTCGTCCCGCTTGTTTGATAGGCTCCTGCCATTACCTTCGATATAAAAAGATAGGCATAGGCATAAGCTAAATGAGCTGGTTTAAGCTCATCTATGGCCGCTGACAACCCGGCTAAATTTGATGGAATCTGCTGTGTCGCGTCAAATTGTATGTCAAATGTATACTTCTCCGGATGTTCCATGACGCTGGCCGTGCCATGGATGAAACTTTCAGCAACATTTTGAATCATGCTTACGGTTGTTACTCCGCGGGCGCGCATTTTGCTTTTGACGCGTGCTCTACGAGTATCAAGCGTTTCCGATATCGGAGGTAATATTCCAAAAGCTTTTTCCCAGAGTGCAATTCCCCAGGTCGCCGTATCGACATTAAGTTGATCCAGTAGATTTTGCTCAGCCAGTTGGGCGTTATTGACCTCGGATTCAACTGCAGATTGTAAGGCCACGGTTTCAGGGCTATTTTGATAATAGCTTGGAAGCAAATCCATTAGCTTCATGATATTGTCACCGCCCCAAGCACCGGTACATGGTCGCTTTCTATCTTAATATTAGACGTCCCTCCGTTTACCTTCAGTTCCGTGTAATCCGATATTCCGTTGATTCCAAGCAAAAGATACCCAATGCGGTTATACAGTACCGTGTAATTTTTAAATGCAATGGTTTTCAGGTATGCGTCCACCGCCTTTTTAAATTCTTCTTGAATGTCATTTGCCGATGCGCTCCCATCTGTCGCTACCTGTGCAGTGACATTGATTGTCAGCCCCAGCGCACTTTTTACGGTAACGGTAGCTCCGATTGGCCGCTGTGCTTCAATGTGTGCTGCACACGTTGTGACAACATTCGAGTTTACCGGTTGTTGCTCCGGACCCACAATCAGTATTCCGACGGTTCCCGGACCGTTTTGCAGTGGTGTGACTTTTACGCCTCCCACGCCATTTACTTCAAGTGCCCATTTTTCGTAGTCATGCACATTGCCGCTTGTTGACGGTTCTTGGAGATAAGCATAGTACCTAGCGACAAGAGCTGCATCCGATTCCGGATTTGTCCCTCCAGAAGCCGCCTCTGGATTTGTAACGGTCGATAGCCCCGCAATACTGTTGTATTGTACTGTGATGCTTCCGATCGGGACGTTGTATTCTTCTCCTAAATCGATTGCGGTGGCATCTATTTGAGCCGTTCCGGACGTTATTACTGCGTCGGCCCTCGTCGTATATTCGAGACCATCGCGTGTTAAAAAGCTCGTTTTTTCCAGAACCAAGGTTCCGTCTTCACCGGTGAATTGCAGCCGAACACTAGCTTTTGTTCCAGGCTTTCTTATGATTCCAACTTCTCCAGCACGTTTATCAATGTATTTTCCTGATGTATCATCGATAAAAGCAATCGGGATTACAGCATTTAGGGCAGTGTATAGTTTCCACAGCTCTACAGCCATCGGTGCTACCATGTCCCTCGTGTAGCTGCCTTCCCGCTTGTCTATACTTCCCGGCATGGCATTGATGATATTTTGTTGGATGCTCTCCACTGTTATATCTTCATACATTAACAGTCACCTCCCCATAAATGGTTGTAACGATGGCTGATACGCTTAGCACATCATCGCTGCTGAAATTTATAGCCGTATCGGTTACACTCGTTATGTATGGGTTTACCATTAGGCATTCCCGCACATACCGAGCTGCTTCCGATTGCTTCAGTTCCTCTGAAAAGGGTTTCCCAATTAGCGATTTTGCTTCATCTCCATAATCCCACGTGTAAATTTCATATCGAAATCTTTCAGTGTGTAGTGCTTTCCAAGCCCACACTTTAACAGCTTCAGAGCCTTCTACAATAACTGGTATTCCATTTTTGTAGACTGGAATGTTATGCTCATAATTCCATTGAACTTCCCGGTACATTTGGTATTCTGTTACATCTTCATCAATCTTTACCATCTCAGGCTGAATCATCGGGAAAAGAGTCATACGCTCACCACCTTGCAAAGTACAATAAACTGCTGGTCACCGTTTATCGGAACCAACAGTACGTTGTCGCCTATTTTCAATTCTCCGATATCCGCATTCATTAGCAAATCTGTCTTGGACTGCTCTGTCCCGCTCACCGAAATAGTCAAAGGATTGGCACGTCTGATTACCCCAAACCGGAAGGTTACCGGAATTTGATTTCCTGCTTGCCGCCGTACCATTTTAAGTATGGCCGAATATGGATTTTCCTTCATTTCATCGCCGCCTATTTTGGATGGTTAATATACTGGAATGTGCCGGAATTTGATTCCGTTTTTTTCGTTTTTGTTGTTTTCTTCGCCGCAGTTTTTTTGCCAGTCGCATTTGGCAGGCTGCCAACCTCTTTTTCATCCATAATGTTTTTTAAATTCAGAGTTAGTTTATTCAGATATAAACCATTCTTCCAAGTATGGGTATCTGCATCGATATAGAACAAGCCATAAACGCCGGTATACGGTTCATGCACAACCACAGTCCCACCGGTAACATTTGCAATGTTTCCAAGGTTGTTCACTGTAATTTTTTGCTCAATGCCGTTGTCATCAAGAAGTTTTTGCGCTTTTGCGGCTGTATCTTCTCCGTCTGACTGTTTTATGTAATTTTGCATCAGGCCGTAAAGTTTGACCGCTTCAGCATTTTTTACCGTCTTAACCAGCTTGTCGTTTTTATCATAAATTGCTACCTGATTTACCATATTTTCAATACTATCCGACATGGTCGCGTCCATCAGGTTAACACCGCCCTCAATAACCAGCGTATTGTCAGTAACTTTCTTTTCCACCACGCAGAGCTTTCCCCCGTGGAATATAATATGGTATTTCTTTTTATTCTTTCGGGATGCAAGTGTGTAGGATGTTTCAATGATGTTGTAAAGGTCGCAGCCTATAAAATTCCGGCTAAATTTGAATCCGGTTACCGCTATTTCTCCGACCGGAATACCAAAATCGGCCGCCACTTTTCTTGTGACGGCTTCCGGTGTAGTATTTGTGAATTTATAGGTAGTTTCATTCCGCTTAAGGTAAATTCCCTGGTCAAAGCATTCGATATCAATCGTGTTTCCGCTTGTGCTTTTCTCACGGGTGAAGATATGCCCTTGAAATAGTTCCGTGTTGTCCTGAATCAATGTTACGGCGCTTCCAAGGTCACACTTTACCGAAGTAATATTTTTATCAATGGGTGATGAAAGAATCCCGAAGTTAAGACTTCTCGCGCATTGCTGGTAATCGCCGGACCATGTGATCGTTGGTGCAAGCTGATTAGCATCTACCGTCCCGCTGCCAGTCTTTATTAATAATTGAATCATTCCATCACCTAACCTACAGTTGGCTTTTCGGCGGAATTTTAATTGTATGCCCTGGGTAAATCAGATTTGGATTTTTAATCCCGTTAAATACAGCAAGTTTCTTGTAAACGTAGCTTGATCCATCGCCGTAGTATTTCCGGCAGATTGCGCTCAAAGTATCGCCATGTTTTATGGTATATGACTGTGTAGCCATCGTTGCTTTGCCCGAAGAAAGGCTCCTTGAAAGGTTTTCGGTTTTAGATGTAGACTGTTTCGTCACAGCTTTTAATTCTTTCCTCTCATGCAGTGTCAATGTGGCATATACATCATTCGTTCCGTCCTTTTCGCCGTAGTCGATATTCTCAGCTTTAACTGCAATATTCACCAATGTGCCAGATACGACAAAGCGCAGGTTTGCGCGGTTATCGATATACTTTTGAAACAAATCAATGTAGTTGTAAGGATTTTGCAGGGATGAAAAGTTAGCAAACGGATAGTTTTGTGCCGGAAACAGTAAATCCATTTTTATGGTTGCCAGTGTTGGGTATCCGGCAATTGCAACGTCTCCCAATGTGTGAATATTTACGGTTTCGATATTGATGCCATGGGAAACTTGAAAGCTTTCCGGAGTAACCGGCATAATCATTTCAGAATTCATATCTACGTTTTTTATGATAAATAGTCTTTTCACCATTCTGTCTCCTTTTGGGCATAAGAAAAGCGGCTAAATCGCTCTTGCTTATTTTGTATAAAATGATAAAATTCAATTAACAATATTTTATAGGGGGTATTATTATGTCTTTAATTCCAGAAGAAAAAGGGAAACTGATAATTGAATATTCACCTGATGATACTTTTAGAGCATTAAATAAAGCATTAAATAGTAAACATTCAAATTTTAGGATTCAAAATTTAAATGCTCAATCTCATAGTTTTTCTGTTAAATCGTGTGTTAACCTAAAATCATGGGGAGAGTATCTCCAAATTACTATAAATCCATCTCAAAAAGGATTTTCGGAAATCATGATCTCTTCAAAATCAAAATTTGGATTAATTGACTTAGGTAAAAATCAAGAGAATATTAACAATATAACGGTCTTATTAACCGAAGAATTAAATAATGGTGAATACCAAAAAGTGCAGCTTTCTGAAAGTTCGGATATTCCTGAATTTATCAAAAAATTATCTGATCTTAAGGATTCAGGAATTCTTACGGTAGAGGAATTTGAATCAAAAAAGGCCGAGCTTTTGTCCAGAATGTAATTTGCACAGGATTCAAGGTGTTACCAATTCTGCCTGCTGAAGTTTTCTTGCGATTTACATTATGCGATACTATAATATTTATTGAAAGAGAGTGTAACTATGTTTGGACCCAAGTCCTATAATGAAAGTCAATTGATTTTTAAAGAAAGTCGGGAACATGTATTCGAGGAATCCTTGTCCGCTATAGAAAAAGGCGGATTCAGTAATATTTCCAACAATAAAGCCGAAATGAAAATTACTGCTGATTATCGAAAGTTTACTGTCTGGGGAAAGATTGAAATTACTTTAATACAATCAAATGATGGAACCTGTGTTAATATTAAATCCTACGCAAAAAAGGATAATATTTATGCCATTGCTCAAGATCCTTCTGAAAAAATCCTTCTAGCTTTTAAAAAGCAGATCTCACTTACTTCACAATCTTCTGAAAATGTAAATATCCCAGAGCAGATTAAAAAATTATCTGATCTTAAGGATTCAGGAATTCTTACGGTAGAGGAATTTGAATCAAAAAAGGCCGAGCTTTTGTCCAGAATGTAATTTGCACAGGATTCAAGGTGTTACCAATTCTGCCTGCTGAAGTTTTCTCACCAATGCGCTTGCAATATTATCAATATCGGATTCCTGCCGTACATTAAACTTATTTCCTGTTATCATAATATTTGGTGCGCCTTTCTGTGACCGAGCTTCAACTGCTGTATTGACTGTTTCGCCCTCGTGCAATAGAGTAGGATAGTTGTTATACGGTACACGAAACAGTCCTGTCGCATGACCTGAGCCTACCATACCTACAAGCCCAGATGATTTAGAATTATTTGCTTTGCCTACCATGCCTACAAGTCCTGATGATTTTGAATTATTTGTTTTACCTACCATGCCTACAAGTCCTGATGATTTTGAATTATTTGTTTTACCTACCATGCCTACAAGTCCTGATGATTTGTGGTTGTTTGAAATTCCCGCCATCCCCGGGTGTAAAGCATTTTCTATGTCGGTCTGTGCCATGGAGCGCAAGCCCTTAGAATATTCCTGTTCCATGTTATATCCAAAGGTTTTATAAACCGGTCCAAGAGCGCTCTGCACGCCATGTACAAGGTCAATCTGTGATTGTTGTTCCTGTTGGAAGCCTTCGGATTGTCTGTATTTCGCTTCAGCATCCACTTGAGCCTTAGAGAGGATTTCCCCCATTTTTGCACCGTCGTCTGCGGCCTTCGCTTGCTTATAATCGTTACCTTCCATAGCATGGTCCGTAGCGTCTCGTATAGCTTTTTCGTGTGCATTTTCGAGACTGGCTTTATATTTTCCAATCGCCCTATAGGCTTCCTGCGCATTTTTCCCACTTTTCCCCTCCAGCCAGTCGATTTGCACTTGAATACCCGGTTTTCTTTCTTCATTATGTGCATCTCCCATAGCACTTTCCAAATTTTTCTGAGCATCTTCTAATGAACTTTGTAAACCGGAATAAGATTTTGACTGAAGTTTCATACTTCCTTCATTTGCTTTACCCATATAGTCCGATATTGCTTTAGCCGCCTGTGCGCCGGGGATTAAGCCTTTCGATGCCATTTCTTGTACCTGCTCTTTTGACTTACCGGAAGCTTTGGAAAGATAATCCCAAACATCAATTCCGCGTTCAAGCAAGGGATTTAAATATTCAAGAGTTGTTTTTCCTGTTGAACGCATACGTCCAAGGCTTGTAGCAACAGAGTTCATGTCTTCAGGTGACATTCCCAATGCTGACCCTGCATCACCAATTTTTGTTAATTCGGGAAGTATTTCATTTTGTTTGTAGCCATAAGCTAACATTGTTTTACTGATTTTTGTAAGATCATCGTACTCAAATGGTGTTCTTCCTGCAAAGTCGATTGTTTCTGAAAGAAATTTGTCCGCATTCTTTGAGCCTCCCAGCATTGTGGTAAACGAAAGCTTATCCGTTTCTCGTTGTGCTGCAATAGCAGAGCCTCTGGACAAAGCATCTTTTTGACTTTGCGTAATGTCATTGTATTCTGTTTGTACTGCACTTTTGAAAGCATTATCTTCGTTTTCAAAGTTTTTATTTGCGCCCTCAATTACACCAGCAATTCCGCCCGCCGCTGCTCCTATCGCTGTACCTACGCCGGGAATAAGGCTGCCTATTGCCGCACCTGTTGCGGCTCCACTTAAGGTACTACTAAACATCGTGCCAACATTTGAGCCAAAAGCACTGCTTACCATTGTATTACCAACTTGTGCAAATGAGTCACCCAACATTTTTGTAAGCCCTGCCTGTGCCAATGTTGACATAATCCCCTTTCCAGAAATACTTCCGGAAGCTTTGTTGTCCTGTTTGCTCTGTTCTTTCGATAGTTCTTTAATAGATTTTTGTGTTTGCTTTGCTTCATTATTAAGATTTTTTAAGTCTGATGCAACTTTGTTATAATTTTCGTGAGCTGTTTCAAGATTGGTACGGTTTGCTTCATCATTCGTTTCCGCAAAAGCTCTTCTTGCTCTGCGTAAAGCATTTGAAGCGTCATCCAAATCGGTTTGCATCTTTTTTTTCATATCTGATAGCGCACTTTGTTTTTTTAAAAAGCTGTCTATTCCTCTTGACGTTTTCTCTAGATCTTTATCAAAAGCCTGGTTTGAGTTTCGAATGGTCGTAATCGTGCTCGAAAAATTGTCTTTTGCACTGATTGCAATGCTTACATCCGGCATCAGTGGAGCGCCTCCTCAACGTAATGTTCTACAAAAGCTCGTATTATGGCCTTCTCCCCAGGGAGAAGGCCATAATACTTCCCTGGTAAAACTCCATATTTTGCAAACAGAAAATACATGAGGTTTATTTCACCGGGTTCATCTATTTTTTTTTAATTTCTTCAATTTCTTCCAGCGTATTGTATCGGTAACCGCAGAGTCGCTCAATTTCCCAGTCGAGGTCTTCAATTTCTCCAGGCAGGAGCAGTCTTTTAAGTGTATCGTCCGGCGTCACGGCATTATATTTCTGCATAAGCTCTTTACTTTTTAAATTTGGAGATACAACTCCGGTCAGTACGGTAAACACCGATATATCTCCGCTGTTTCTATGCTGTTCTACAATCTCATGCAGCCGATTATATGACAACTGACGTATGCGAAAAATTACATCCTTCCCGCAGATTTCGCTGAGGCGCTTAATTTTTACACTTTTTTCACGCGGCGACTGTACGTCCATGTTAAGCAGTATTTCCAGTGTGTTATCTTGTTCCATAATTATTCCTCCGGTATCATATCAATAAATTTGTAATCTGTGTATGTAAAGGGGACCTCGGTTTGGCCAATCTTTCCACTCTCCCAATCGGCCAACATCAGATCGTCAAACGATACTCCGGTGACGCTAATACGTTCTGCTCCATAGGCATCTGGGTCATCCAGTTTGGAAATTATTGTGAAACGCACATCTTGACCGCTTTTCAGTTTTTCTCCGAGCAGCCGTGCCATACGGCTGCTGCATTTATAGAGCTTGATACTTCCTGTTAATTCAATCCCCGTGATTTTATTGTCTACAGCCATTTGTCCGGCCATATGTATTTTTTCTTTTGTGGTCTTGACGGAAAGTTTGCAACCATAACATTCGGAAACATCATCTCCGTCTAGCCATATCCGCCCGCAGGTGCCATTTACCACTCGCTTTGCACTGTCCATATTTATCTCCTTCCTTACGCCATTACCATGTCGAGATCAAGGTCTTCGATTGTGTCGTAGATGCTTACGGCTCCCTTTAAAAACACATGTGATCCTGTGTTAGCCGCCTTAATCTGCTGATCATTCATTTTTGATGTGTCAACACTATTTTTTTTCAGATATGCTTTGGTCTTCTCCACATTGATTTCTACTGTGGTACCCGACGCAATGACTCCCTCGTTTTCTAATTCTTTGAAGTAATCCTGCACAGCCGTAATCAGCAGACATTTGTTGTCATAGCTGTTTGGATATTTCCCGAAGTAATTATCTTGTGTCAACAGACGAATATCATCTTTCATCATATCCACTGCGGATACGATTTTTATTTTTTTAAATGTGTTATCTTTATCTGCAGTTACCGATTTAAGGCTGTTCACCGCACGGCCGACTTTCACTTTTTCACCATCGTGAAATATAATAAGTTCTCCATTGTCAGTCGCTTTGTCCATATTTGATTCCGAGAGGCGCTTGATATCCGTAACTTCTGCTAATGGCGCAAAAGTTGCGGATATTTTAATCGGCGTTCCTGCAATAATTCCAGCGATACGTCCGCAGTATCCTGCCGTTGTGTATGTCTTTTTGTCGGCCTGAATTTCGTCTGTAGTAAAATTAATAATTCCCTCATTATCGGACGCTCTATTTGGAAGCACTGCTTTATATGTGCGCTTGCCTATTCTCTGGGCGATTACCCAGTCGGAAATCGCTTGCGCCTCGTCAACTGTGCAATCTGGCGGTCCAACAATGTAATTGACTTGTTGCGTCGCAAAATATGCCAGTGCCTCAGAAAGATCGGCTGCATCGGCAGGGAGGACATAAGCAATCACTTTTGGCTTATTTGTGTATCCGAGAAACGTCTTTTTCAGATAGTCCTGGTTGACTTCACTCAGCGTTGCGGGAATTTCTGTTTCGTCTTCCAAAGCATGAGCTCCATTTGTTCCTAATGCAGCATCTTTCAAAATAGCACCAACTATGCCGTATTGTGACCGCCTCACTATTGTTGATGCAGTCGTCCGAAATACAATATTAATGCTTGGCATACCCATAATTCTTACCTCTTTTCAAAAGTTATATCGAAATCTCCCATAAGCGGGAGCGTGTCTGCTTCTGCTGGGCGGTCATCGAAATATTCAAACTGAAGGTCAACATATGATCGATCGTTTTCATATCCAGCTGTAGTCGCTTTAACCCGGATGGACCGATTGCTAACCTGTACAAACCCGCTTTGAAACAACTCTGCGACTGCGTCCTGCCTGTCTGTCAATTCCTGACTGTCACTGTTTCCATAGCCGTCTTGAGAGATAAAACATGTAATGGAAAAATACTGCACAACCTTTATCGTACAGTAATTAACGTCTAAAATTTCTCTTCGTATCGTTTCCAACCAGTAGCTTGGACGCTTGAAGTTCTTTGGGCATCGGTTAATATATACCGTTTGCGCGTGCAGTTCGTCGACCAGCAGTTTATTCACCACATCGCGGATATCACCTGTTGCAATCATTTTCCGTTCATCCTTTCTGCAATTTGGCCGGCGAACCTTTGCGCTGCGGCAATTGCTTGCGATTCGAGCGCAGCACTGGATGCCTGATAAAAATGTTTTCCATCGACGTACGGATGATGAATATTCGGATGGTACCGTTTCGCCTGCCCGGAAGGTGGTCGGATTTTATGACCGTTTTCCAGATAGTTTGTAATAGCACCTGGGCTGTTGGCCCCGGAAATCGAATTAGTTGCGCGTACTGCCGCATAGCCGCCCCCGCTGCCGACGTGCGGTTCCTGCCAC